ATTAAGAAGAATCTACATTTCCTTGGACTTCTATATATCGACCGCGAGATGGCTGCTGAAAAGACGGGTAAGAAGGTGTTCGGTACCAATAAGGACGAAACTGTCAATCGAATTGTCGGTGAAACCCGCAAGGTTCGCTTCCGTGATGATGGTGCCGTAGTTGATTGCAAGTCACGATTTGCAGATATCGTTCCTGAGATTGATTGCGATGCAGACCAGTTCATTAAGGCTCTTCAGGATGCTATCAAGACAGAGCAGGAAAAGAGCGGCGTATCTTTTGAGAATGCAAAAAAGAATCAAGAGAAGCACGATGCTGAACTCGAAGCACGTGTAGCGGCAAATGAGATTGCTACAAAGTCCAAAAAGGAACTAGATTCAGTCCTTGATGATATCATGGAATTCTTTACAGAAAATAAATCTGATATGGCGAAAATTAAGCCTGTCCTCAAGGCTATCAAGGACGCAGGATTCAACAACCCTAAAGAGATTGACGATATTGATTTCGCAAAGTCTATTAAAGATATGATTGTGAATGCGTAATATGTAATTATCTGTGAGCAACTTGGGATTTAATATCTCAGGTTGCTCATCACAGAATAAAACCATACAGAAGTTTATATGTAATCGATATGGATTTTTATATGGTTTTAATAAGAATAAAATAGATGGAGATAATTATGGCTAGGAAATATCCTAAAATGTCAGAAGAAGAAAAAGAAACATGGAAAGAATTGGATTGGTATGTTAGAAGCAATGTCATGGGATATGACCGAAATCAAGGGCTAAGTAGAGCTATGGTTCTAAGATTGAAAGGATTGCGATATGGTCAGTATCTAGCAAACAACAATCAAGACAGAACTTCTAATTATTCTTTTTCAACTATTTTGAATACATTTAAAGCTTGTTCTGTAGTTATCAAACGGTCGTTGGCAAATAAAACCTTCAAAAGCGATATGGCTAAGTTCAATTATGCTATGGCTATCATTGATAACAATATCGCTAAGATATATGCAAAAGAAAAGTATGCGAAACAGGCGAAGAAGGAAATGGAAAAGAAAGAAGTTGAAACATATACTGTCGATACTGTAGAATATACCCCGAAGAAAAAGAGCAACTATAAATTTTCTGATTTGTGGTAACGAGGTGATATGGTGGCAGAAATTAATAAAAACACCTTTCAAATACAAGAAGAAAAAATCAAGAAGAAGGTTCTGGGGTATAAGCTACGTGATGAAGCATCTGTTGTTTCTATGATGTATAGAAATCCAGACCTATTGAAGGAAACGAATCTGACAAGCGAAGACTTTCATACAGATTGCTGGAAGTTATATTTTAAAATTCTTGTCGGTATGGTTATCAATGAGAAAAAGAATAGCGCCACAGAAATTGATATCGGTTTTTATCTTAGCAAGCATCCAGAACAGAAAAAAGCGTATGATAAAAATGGTGGATATGAAACGCTGCAAGAAGCAAAGTCATACTTCTCTAATGAGGATAACTTTGAAAGCTATGTAAACAGTCTTCGCAAATGGAATACGGTGTTGAAGCTAATCGACAAGGGTTTCTTGTGTGACGAACAAAAGCTATCTCGTATTTGCGATATGACAGTTGATGAGCTATACGATGAATATACTGTCTATCTAAATGACATCTTCGCAAACACCGATAACGATGTTAAGATATATAACGGCTTTGAGAATATGAGAGAACTTGTTGATGAGCTTGACGAAGGCAATGGCAGAGGTATTCCGTTTGCTAACTGTGAAATACTTAACAATGAAACAGGCGGTATGCTCGGCGGCAACATCATTGGAATCGGAGCTTCATCTGGTGTCGGTAAGTCTACGCTAAGTATCAATTATGTTTTTCCGTCTATGGTCAAATACAATCTGAGAGCTGTGTTTATCATCAATGAGGAAGACCAAAACAAGTTCAAGAAAGAAGCTTTGATTTGGTGCTGCACAAATGTACTGAAACATCCGATTCCTAAAAGGGTGTTACGTGACGGTCATTTCGATGATGAGACGAAACAGGTGCTATATAAGGCAGCACAATGGTTTGAAGAACAAAAAGACAATCATAACATTACGATTATCCCGCTAGAGCAATATACTGCGAAAACTGTAATCAAGTTAATTAAGAAATACAGCAAGATGCAATATAATGTGATTGTTCTAGACACTTTAAAGGAAAGCTATGATTCTCGAAATAAGGAATCATGGAAGTCTATGATGACTGACTGCGTTGATTTTTATGACTGCATCAAGCATACGGAAACCTGCATGATTGTTACCTATCAGCTGGTTAAGAATCGAAACAGGTATCTAACCAATGCAGATATCGGTGTATCTAAGGGTATTCTTGACGTGTTCAGTGTCAACGTGTTTTTCAGAAGGCCGCTTCAAACAGAACTTGAAGGCGAAAGAGAAGAACTGTACTGCTATAGGGTTGAAGGAAAGAATTCTAAGGTTCAATTTCATCTAGACAAAGACCATCATTATATGATAGGATTCATCAGCAAGAACCGTTTCGGTGCAAGTGGAATTCA